GGTGCAGCCTCGCTAGGCGTTGAATCAGCTAAACCCATTCTCTTAGCGTTAAATTCAGCTAAATTTTCACTTGTCACCACAGTAGTGGAGACCTTTGGTTGTGCAATTTGCACTTCCTGAACTTCTGACATTGAGTTTCCTCAAAGAATTTTCCCAGTGAGCCTCACTGGTAAGGTTTGGGTAATTATTTACCCTAATTCATTGTCTGTCAATTATTGTTGCATTGGTTGAATAAGCGGGTTTGCACCTTGGCTTATGTCTTGGGCAGCAAACTGTGCATATTGCTGTTGCTCAAGGTTTCGTTTTTCAATTTCCTCACGCAATCTTGCCGTATCCATGCGGTGCAATAACAATTCGGTAATTGCCTCAATCTCAGTCTTATTCTGAGATGTAATCGCCCGTGTGTTTTGATCGTTGACTTTGACTTCTGCCATTGTCTCGGTATTGTGAGCCTTGGCAGTGACTTCCATGAGTTTGCGCTTGGTAGCGCCTTCCTCTTTGATCTGTGCAACTTGCATCCGATTGTTGATCTCAAGACCAGCCGCTTGCAACTGTTGCTGAAGCTGTTGAATCATCTGCTTGGATTGAGCCAATTCCATCTGAGCCTGTGGCGGAATGTCGGATTTCTCGTCAAGTTGAGCCATTGGGTTCATGGCGGCAAGGCGGTCTGCAATCACATCAGCGCCTGGGAAGTCCATGTTTCGGAATACCAAGTCACCCGCAATATTGAACAGTTCTGCATTGCCAGAAATAAGCGGCATCATGCTTTCCACGGCTTGTTGGCGCTTGGTTTGGAAGCCTGGGCCTGTATCCATCACCACATCGTATTCACCTACAGTCACATCGTTCAGCACTTCACCAATTTCTGACTGTTCATTGATGGTGGTCATGTCGGGCTGACCATCAGAACCGATGATTCGCATCACTCGCTGAGTGTCGTAAATGTGCGGAATCAAGTCCAAGATGATTTTGCCCGTCTGACGAATAGAACGGGTCATATTGTCGTAGAAATGGAAGTTTGACAGATCAACTTGGTTCTGCTGACCCGCCAATGCCTTGCCTGAGATGTTTCCACTAGGTAATTGATTGGGGTCAAGAACGCCCAAAACCATCTGCAAATCTGCGGAAATAGCGCCAGCCGCCTCCATGATGCCCTGTGGTGGTGGTTCAGGCTGAAGTCGTTGTGGCACGGGTGCGGGTTGACCCTCAATGTCTTTCTGTTTGTATCGCAAAACAGGCGTTGACTTGATATTAGCCATCGCCCATTCGTTTTCGTGACCCTCATCTTGACCCTCGGCAAGCAGCCATTTGGCTTTAGGTGCAAGGGCAACGCTCTCGGTCATCGATGTGCGCCAGAAGTTGTACATCCGCTGTGGGTCTTTGGCAAAACGCACCAAGCCGTATTTTTTACGCTTGTCATCCACAATTACTTGTGCGCCATAGCATGGCACGACAGGGATATATTTACCCGCCCATGTCTTTTCTTCCAAGACTTCCATCGCTGTGCATTTGATCCACTTCACGGCTTTACGGAAGCTGTCACGCTCATCCACCACAGTCAGCCCTGCGGCTTCAACACGGGCAAAGAAGTTGTCTGAGTCGGCAAAGCCTGAAGTTCCATCACTGAGCAAGTACAGTTTTGCTCGCTCACGCTCAATCCAGAAGTATTCGGCAACCCGAATGTCCTCTTTGGTGATCCATGAGGCTGTGTCATCGCCTGTGGAACGCTGCTGAAAGTTTGCCCCATCATCAGCGCCTGGGTAATTTTCTCTAAATATCTTCTTGTCCATCACTGTGGTGATCAAACATTTTTCTGCGTCTGAGCCATCAGGAAGAATTGAATTGGGGTCGAAATAGACTGTGAAAGGGTTGTCAATCGTGTCAATGTAGATTTCCTGATCAAAGGAAGTCTCAGAGACATAACGGGTGTTGACACGCCAATAACCCCATCCCATGCGAACTGCGTAATCAAACGCTGTGTCATAGGCTGTGTCTGCGTTGGAGTTCACCTCAATGTGGCGGGTGATGCCCTCAATCACTTGGGCAATTTTGTAGTCTGCCAAGTTATTAACGGGATGCACCTTGATGCGGGGGCGTTGCATCCTTTGCTGATTGGTCACTTGACGAATGTATGCGTCAATCTTGTTGATCGTCAGACAGGGGCGGGATTCAAGGTTGCGTGAGTTTTGAATCTCAACAGGCCATTGGTCGCCAGCGGCAAACTTCACATCCATCAACGCTTCTGCTCGGTTGGTGGAGTCGGCATCATTGACCAAGCGCCAGAACTTGATCGCCTCGTTGATCTTGTTGTTGTTTCCAGATTCGTCTTGGTAAGCCATATTCAGCCCTTTATTTCGTGCGCCATTATCCCATCCAACCGCTTGCCATTGCAATCTGCGCTGACTTTTTGCGTTTAGGAGGCTCTTTAATCATAAGGGCAATGTAACGAAATGCGTCTGCCCCGTGTGAGTAGTGATCGTGCAAAGGATTACGGCTGAACTGCCCTGTCTCGGGGTCAACCTCATACCTATAGTGTCTAAGACAAGCCAAGCCATCTGCCGTGTGTTCCCTGTCGAAGTAGCAATTAGGGAAGATTGTCCTTGCGGCATTGATTGAGTCTAGGATTGGCACTCTTGGCATGATCTGAGTCTTGTACCCTGCGGCTCTCACAATGTCATCAATTGACCGACCCGCTGCCGCCAGTGTCTTGTTCTCTGCATCATGGGGAAGCCAGATGGTGTCATACACATAACCATAAGTCTGCATGGTTGCTAAGTAGTAGCTAATGGTCTTTTGGCTGTCCTCGATGTAGCGGATTAGCCTGGTTTCCATGCCCACAAACTGTAAGAACCAAATGGCGGTGCTGTCTGACCATCCTAAGTCAAAGACTGCGTGAACTGGCTTGGTAGCGTCATAAGGAACACGGCAAATTCGCCCATCCTTCTCGGCTTGTTGCATCTCTTTGGCAAAGATTGCCCCATCCACAGTCTGTCGGCATAAACCTTCCCAAACTTGGTTATAGGCTTCCTCATCCCTTTGTTTAAGGGCATCTTTCTCAAGTTTGAGGGTGTCGGGAAACCAAGGGTTGTCGTACCAATTCACCTTCATGGTGATGCTGTCTGCGGGTGGGTTTGCCACAAACCTTTGGTAAGTCTCGTCTGTTTCCAACTCAGGGTTGAAGCTGATCCATATCTCTGAGCCTTCCTTTCGGATGGTCGGGATCAGAATGTTCCACGATAGGCGACTGGTGGTCTGTGCTTCCTCAACCCAACAAATGTCAACGCCCTCATAGGACTTGATGTTTGAGACATTGTTCTTCAGGCCAACAAAGCTGAACTCTGTGCCGTTTCTGCCCCTAATGCTTGTTTGGGTGATTTCGTAGAATGATAGAAGCCCCAGGCTCTCGATCTGGTCGCACAGCAACTTATGCACCGAATCCTTGATGGATGTTTGGAACTCACGGGCGCACAATATGCGGATTTGGTCTTTTGCGCCTTTGATCAGTAATGCTCGGGCTATTCCCCAACTCTTAGCCCCACCTCGACCGCCATAAAGAACCTTGTAACGGCTCTTTTTGAACAGACCTTCCAACTTGACGGGAAATTCTGCCTTGGCAATGGCATCGGTTACATCGCTCATTCGGGCTTAATGAATGTGACTTGGATGCCTGACAACAATGGTGCGCCATCAGCGCCTGAAATCTCTTGCTTAACGCTTTCACGATACTTTTTGGGGAATCGTGCAGCCATTGATCGTGACCACAAAGTCGCATTTAGCCTTGGGCCTTCTTTGGTCTCAACCATGTAAGCATCGGCTTGATCTTCCCACCATGCGAGTTCATGTTCCTTGGCTTCCTCCAAGGCGTGCAAAAATTCTGTGTGTTGATCACGCCACTGATACATTGTGCGTAGGGAAAACCCTAATCGGGAAGCAATCTGTTCTACACTTTTACCGAGTTTGCCCAAGGCAATCACTTCCTCACAATACTTTGGATCGTAGAGGGATGGGCGACCTACAGGGCGTTTTTCGGTTGTGTCGGTCATTACTTCTTGGACTTCTTTGGAGTGGGCTTTTTACCCGCATCCTTTTCGGCTTCACGCTTAACAGAATAGGCAATTGCCACCGCTTGTTTGGGTGGCTTGCCAGCTTCTATCTCTTTTTTGATATTGGCTTTAAGTGCCTTGGGGGTCATTGATGCTATTAGAGGCATTTTGTTCCTTTGACAGTTCAGCCAATAAGTTGGTGAGTTCTTGCACCGCACCGCTGATCTGCATTAACACTGCCTCATGTTGTTTGGCAGTGCTTCTGAGTTCTTCGATGCGGTTGGCTATTTTCTCAGCGTTCATCAGGTTGTGATGGTGGTTGCAGGGCTGTTGACTTGCTTCCAGACTGAGCCGTTAGACAAAGCCAAGCAAGGTGAGCCTGAAGCGCCATTGCTCACCCAGATCACTTGACCAGCGGGGGAGGCAGATGGCACTGTTGCCACTGTGTATTGTGTGAATTGAACCAAGTTCAGTTGTGGGTCTTGATATGCCACGCCTGTTGCAATTGAATTTGCCATGATGTTTCCTTTAACAGTTCCAGTTTTTGAGGGATGCCTTGGCCCGTTCTGCTGGGCCTTTGGCGTTTTTAACTACCCCCTCCATCCTAGCGCAAAATGATGCTTTGCGACCAGCATCGGCTTTTGTCTTGGGATTTGGGGCGGGTGGTTTTAAATTTGCATTGTTCTTGGCATTGTATTCAGCACGACCTTTAGCGGTCATTCCCGCACCTTTTTCAGTCGGGTTGTATGTTTTCCCTTTGCCTGTGGTCTTGTGGGGAATCGGCTTGTCGTGCTTTGCCATGATTATTTCTTCTTTGCAGTCTTTGCAGATTGTTTGAAAGCCTCGGCAGTAGGTGCGCCTTTTGTGCCTGGCGCTCTCATTCGCTCTACAGGCTTCCCTGCGGCTTTTTCAGCCTTAATGCGCTCTTGCTTGGCATGGATATTGGCGTAAAGCCCTTTTGAAGTAGCCATTTATTCCTCCACAACCGCACAAATATCGGCTTCTTGAATGATTTGGTAATCTTGACCATCAATCTTTTGGGTGGGCCAATTAAGGTAATCCCCATTTCCATACTTGATGAAGTCTCCCACCTTGACATCGTAAACCTTTGGGCCAATGGCGACAATAGTTCCCTCATTAAAGGGTTCTTTGTTCTTCACATAAATAATGTCGGATAAATTTCGCACCTGTGGTTTTACCACAACACGATCACGCAATGGGGTCAGCATTTTTTGGGTCTCCCAGGCTTCTTTTTGACAGGAACAGAGACCTCTTTGGTCTCGTCAGTCATGATGTCGTACACGGGAAGTTTCACGATTTCCATCTCAACTGGCTCGTGCTGACCGCACCAATCGTTTTGGTGCTTGTTCTGTTGCTGTGGGCTGTGGCGGCAGATGCCCATGATTTGCTGATTCCTGAAGAATCGGCAGTTTCCACAATTAGAATGTGATTCAGCCATTCAATACCTCTTTTATTGCTTGGTTAGAAGCGCCCCCAGATTCTCCGTCTGC